GAAAGTCAATATTCTCCGCTGAACGAATGGCAGCCATATAGTCGGAGATGTCGATGCCGAAGCGCTTCGGCTGGGTCAGCACGATGACGTTCGGACGAGTCTGTCCGGGCTGAGGGATGTTTCCACCCACGGTGATAATCCCTGTAGTATCAGTTTTCTTTTTTCTTCCCATAATTGTACGTTGTTACATGTGACTTACTCTTCTCCGGTTGCTCCGGATGGTGAAATTGGAGGTGGCGCGCTGCTCCTCGGGGAGCAACGGAGCGCCGTCGATGGAAATCTCCTCGGCAGCCACGCCCTTCATCCACTCCACGGCACGCTCATAGCGGTCCTTGCGTATCTGCGACAGCTTCTGCGGGTTGTGGATGCAGAAGATGTGGTAGACAGCAATGTCGATGACCATCATCAGCACGAGCTGGTTGCGCTCGTCGCCCTCGGCGCTGAAGATGGCATCCACGTCGTAGCGCTTGGCCAGATAGCCGCGCATCTCAGCAATGGCGCGGTCCTCGCAGATCTCCACGAGCGACTCGTCATCGCGTGTCAGTGCGTCCAGTATGTCGCGGTGAATACTGGCGTCGTAGTCTGTCAGTTCTACAAATTTGCTCATCTGTATGTCTATATTAAAATTGTGAATTATAATCTTCGCTTGTTGCGTCGGCTGATCTCCGCACGCGAACGGGTGAATGGCTTGTCGTCGCGTCGGTTGATGTCGTCGATTATTCGCTTTCCGCCCTCCACGTTATCGGGTCCGTCGGCGGGGTATGGCAGCGTCATCTTGAAGAGGGTGAACTGGTCGGTCAGCTCCTTCATGTGCGGATTGTCGCGCTCAGCCTCGTTGAAGATGAGGTTTCCGGCACGCGCCAGCGGCTCAAGGTTGGCCTCGATACGTGTCGCCTTGTCGGTCTTCTTCTTCTCGTCGCCTCGTATGTAGAGCGAGATGCCACGCTCACGGCGCACCTTCGCCACGAGCGGCTTGAACACCTGCTGGAAGAATGGGTCCTGCAGCTTGTTGTTCTCCATGTAGCAGTAGACATTGGTGCGCCCGTCGACATACTCCAGCAGCTCGGCATACCAGTCGATGAACTCGGAGTTGAGCGCCTTGGCGAGTCGCGTCTTAATGACGTAGTATTTATCATCGAGAGCGCCCATCAGCGAGACACCCTTGAAGCTCTTGCCCTTGCTGCTCTTGCTCTCGCCCGGAGCGGGGTCGCCGTAGATGACCAGGAAACGGAACTTACGCAGCGGCGGGACCTTGCCGAAGGTGAGGTTCTGGAATATTTCGCCTACAGAGAGCGGGTTGTTGAAGTACTCGCCCTGTGCCGCCTTGGTGGATATTTTGGAGAGTACGCGGTCGATGTGCTCCTCGGTGTTCTTCTGCGGCCATGTGGAGTGTCCCTCCTTGTCGCGAATGTTGACGATGTCCCAGTTGTCCGCCATCTTTCCTGCCCTCACCACGCAGCAGTCCTTGGCTATGATGTTGCCGCAGAAAATGACCAACGTAGGCTCAGAGATGGAGCGTGTGGGGTAGAGAGCGTTTTCCCACCATTCCCAGCGCTTCTGTATGGTGTCGGGATTATTGGTGGCCTCGTCGGTGTCGAAGTCGTCGACAAGCAGCACGTCCGGACGTATAGCCTCGTTACGGCTACCACGAGGAGACTGCCCGGCACCGAGCGCCCTGAATGTGGCTCCGCACTTTAAGGTGAACTCGTCCTCGCTCCACGCCCCCACGGTCACCTGTTTGCCATAGTAGGCAATGAGTCTGCCGTTCGCCTCGAAGATGGCACGATATGGAGCCAGCAGTCGGCGTGCGTTGTCGAGAGAGTTGGATGAGAGGATGACGTTGCTCTTGCGGCGGGTGAGCACCAGTAAGATGACGATGAACATCACGATGGTGGTCTTCGCCAGCTCACGAGCCCACGAGAGCGCTTCGAACCATTCGTCGTGCGAGAGTATGCGCTTTATAGCCGCTATCTGGAAGGGCGCGAACTCATACTTGGCGAAGTTCGGGAAGAAGAATTTAATCCACTCTATCGGATGCGCCTCGAGGTAGAGACGATGCTTCTCCCTGTCGGCATGCGACATGGAGGTATCGACGGGAGTGGAGCGCGCAATGTCCTCCTTAAACTTCTCCCAGTCGAGCAGTGCTATCTTGTCATTCTGTTTCATCGTTCCGCTCAGAGTTTATCCTTAATATAGGCATCCGCCAGACGTGTGAACTCCTTGGCCTTCTCCACGTCGAGCTGTCGTAGCCAGTTAATCATGTCGGTCAGCACGCTGATCATGTCGGCGATGCCCACCTCCTGTTCCATCTTGCTGATGGCAGCAGAGAGTTTGCCGAGGATGTCTGCCTCCTTGGAGTTGGCGAAGCGTTCGCCCTCCGGACGTTCGGCAATGGTGCGGTTAATCTCCGCCACCTGTCGGTATAGATTCGCCACCTGCTGCTGTCGGGTGAGCGTGATGCCCACCTTCTGCTCCTCCCACTTTTCAGCCTGCGACCATCGGTTGACTGTCTGTCGGCTTACGCCGACCTTGTCGGCAATCTCCTGCTGTGTGAGGTTCTCGCGGAGGAACAGGGTCTTAGCCCATTCCCTTTTCTGGGTGTTTGTCAATTCTGCCATATCATCAAAAAGAAAAAAATCTGATGCAAAAATGATAAGAAAAAGGCTGTAATGAAAAGTAGTTCAGCATGATGCAACTTTGTGACGGCATGATAACGCCACAACTTGTCACGGTGAAAAGGCGGTTTTCCAACCTCGCAGGTTTATACCATTTTTGCATCAGAAACGCGGCGGCAGACCGCATAAAGCAGATTTATATAGACATGAACAAGTATTTCAACATACAGACAGTGGATGGCGTGAGCACCATCTTCCTCTACGGCGACATATCAGACTATGGCGACGTGAGCAGCGCCCGTGTGGCTGCCGAGTTGCTCGAAGCTGAACAGAAGAGCAGCAGGATCAATGTGAGAATAAACAGTGTGGGCGGTGACGTCTACTGCGGCATCACCATCTTCAATGCGTTGAAGTCGAGCAAGGCCGACATTCATATATATATTGACGGTATAGCCGCCAGCATGGCGGGCGTGATTGCCCTCTGCGGAAAGCACGTGGAGATGAGCAAGTACGCCAGACTGATGCTCCACAACGTGAGCGGCGGATGCTACGGCAACAAGAGCGACCTGCAGAAGTGCATCAAGGAGATTGAGGCGCTGGAGGATTCGCTGGGCGACATCTGCGCCGGCAAGCTGGGCAAGACGAAGGAGGAGGTAGTGAAGACCTACTTCGACGGCGAGGACCACTGGTTCACAGCCGACGAGGCGCTGGCTCTCGGCTTCATAGACGCCATCTACGACGCGGAGCCCGTGCCCGCCGACAGTACCCCCGAACAGATATATGCGGAATTCAATAACCGGCTTATTAAGCCACAAAACAGAGATAATATGAATTTAGAAGAACTGAGAAAGCATCCGCACTTCAAGAATTGTGCGAATGACGAAGCCATTCTGGCAGAGGTGGACAAACTCGTGGCAAACGCCGCCAAGTTGTCCGAACTGACGAAGACAAACGAGGCGCTCACCGCGAAGATCAAGGACTTCGAGGCGAAAGCAGAGGCAGCAGCCGAGGCTGAGCGCAAGAGCCTGCTCGACGCAGCCGAGAAGGATGGACGCATCGACGCGACCACCCGGCCGACATTCGAGAACATCCTGAAGGACAACATGGAGAACGGCAAGGCAGCACTCGCTGCACTGACACCCAAGCGCAACGTGTTCGACGACATCAACCATGGTCAGGGAAACGGACCCGAGGAGGGCGCATGGGAGAGACGTCAGCGTGAGATCAGAGAGAAGAACATGCACCGCTGAAAAACCGGCGCAAGCAGACAGAGAAAAAACTTTTTTAAACTGAGAGAGATATGATTAAAGTGACAAACACCAACTACAGCGGTGAGGTTCTTGAGAAGATTCTTACCGTTGCAGCCACACGCAACGACATCGTTGAGAAGGGACTGATAAACGTCATTCCCGGTGTGGAGAAGAAGTTGAGCATTCCGCGTCTGAAGGCTGGCAGAATGCTTCAGAAACGTAAAGAGAACCCAACTGTTGAGGACTCAAAGGGCGACTTTGAGTACAGTGAGCGTTCGCTTGATCCGAAGGACTTCATGGCCTTCACCGTGTTCAACCCACGCTCTTACGAGCAGATATGGCGTCCATGGCAGCCAAAGGGAGCCCTTGTGTTCGCACAGCTTCCTCCCGAGGCTCAGAACGCATTGCTCGAGGCACTCACCAAGCAGGTGCAGTTTGAGCTTGGCAACTACTACGTCAACGGCAAGTACGGCGACGGCGAGTTCGAGTTGATGGACGGCATCCTGACACAGGCTGCCAAGTGCAACGACGTCATCGTTGTCGACCCTGCGGAGAAGACCACCATGCTCAGCAAGCTGAAGGCGCTGCGCGCTGCCATTCCTATTGCATTGCGTGAGAATTCCAACCTTCGCATCCTGATGAGCGTGAGCGACTGGGACGAGTATGACGAGGAGCTCACCAAGTATGAGAACAAGCACTCCGACGAGACAGCAATCAACGTGAAGCGCTACAAGGGCATCACCATCGAGACCATCGCAGCATGGCCGAAGGGTGTTGTTGTTGCAACACTCTGTTCTCAGGATTCTGACTCTAACCTCTTCGCAGCAGTCAACCTCCAGGACGACGAGGATGTCATCCAGATTGACAAGGTGTCTGCGATGAGTGAGCTCTACTTCTTCAAGATTCTCATGAAGGCCGACACAAACATCGCCTTCGGTGAGGAGTTCGTAGTGATCGATAGCCGTGAGACTCCGGCGTTCAAGTATGTAGCCGCAGAGGCTGCTGCCAAGAACGAGGAGAGCGCACAGGCTGAGAAGACTGACGAGCAGACAGACGAGGAGGCTGATGCCTGACGAACGATAAACTCCGGAAGATATGTCAAGACGTGAGCTTAAATACCTGGTTATCCATTGTACCGCAACCCCGGAGGGTCGTGAGGTGAGTGCTGCCGACATACGCCGGTGGCACACCTCGCCCCTCTCCAAGGGCGGTCGCGGGTGGAAGCAGGTGGGCTACACCGACATGATACACCTCGACGGAAGTGTTGAGCGCCTGGTGGACAACAACGAGGACAACTGGGTGGACGACTGGGAGGTGACAAACGGTGTGGCAGGCTACAACTCCGTGAGCCGTCACGTGGTCTACGTTGGCGGAGTGGCGAAGGACGGCAAAACCCCTCGCGACACACGCACCGCAGCGCAGCTGAAGGCGATGGAGGAGTACGTGAAGAGCTTCCACACGGCACATCCAGGAGTGAGGATTCTTGGTCACAACGACCTTGCAGCCAAGGCTTGTCCGAGCTTCAAGGTCGGTGAGTGGCTGAAGACTATAGGAATAAACCAAAAGTAAAAAAAGGGCAAAGAGATGGAGACACTGATAAACTTTCTGCAATTCGCCCTTCCGGGTGGATTCATAGGTAGCGTATTCACATGGCTTGTGGGTCGCCGCAGGCAAGACAACGACATGTTGTCGCAGCTTCAGGCCTCCATCAACATGCTCAGTGAAGAGAACCGAAAGATCTTGCAGGAGAACGTCCAGCTGCGACGCGAGAACGCCAACCTCCAGGCCAACCAGGAGGAGATGCTTCAGAAACTCGCCTCGCTGACCAAAGAGGTGGAGCGACTCCGCAAGGAAATCAAGAAAAGAGGAGAAAATGATGAAAAAGCTAATCAGATGGCTCGTGCCGCTTCTGCTATTGCTGCTCCTGCTGCTGATGACAACAGGCTGCGCAACGGTAAGGAGAAGCGACCGAACAGAGAGCGCAAAGATGGAGAAAAGGTCCGACAACGTGACGGCGATAGCCGAGAGCGGAGTGAACAGGAACCAGCTCCGGACAGCGGAGGACACGACGGCGCAGACAACGCTTCTGCTGCTGAAGGAGTCGATACCGATGTCGAAGGCGGAGGTGGCGATGCTACTGCAGAGCCTTAACGAACTGCCTGACGGTGCCGGCTACAGTGCGCGCTCCGACCGTGCCACGGTGAACGTGGTGCGCAACGGTGACAGCATACGCGTGACCGGTGAATGCGACTCTCTGGCCAGGCAGTGCATATACTACGAGCAGGAACGCTACAGTCAGCGCATACGCGCAGACAGTCTGGAAACAGAGGTGAACCGACTCGACTCGCTATTGAGGTATATTCAAGAGACTAGCGGGAACGACCTCAAGTCGGCAACCTCGAGGGCCTCGCCAAGCAAGACCCCGTATTACATATTAACTTTTGTGGCCGGCGCAGTCGTCGGCTCTGTATTAACCAATAAAATAAAGCAGTTATGGAAAATAATAAAAACTTCATCTACGGTGTAGCCCAGTTGCTTTTGGGTAGCATAGACCTCGGATGGATTGAGAAGGGTTCGTTCGACTGGGGTGGCAAGAAGGGCGAGTCAGTCGATATTGAGGCTGAGCAGGTGCCAGACGCTCCGGTGCTCGTAATCACTCAGAGCAACGGAACCATCGCTCCGACATTCAACCTTATCAAGCTTACCTACGAGAACTTCCAGAAGGTACTCGGCGGTTCACTCGAGGGTAAGGAGGGCGCATACACAGGCTGGAACGCTCCGACATCGCTCGTGGACATCACCGGAAAGATTACCATCAAGTTTGTGTCCGGACGTAAGGTCGAAATACCAAACGCAAAACTCTCTGCGAACCTTGGCGGCAAGCTTGCCCTCACCGAGGTGTCAAAGCTTGAGTGCGAGTTGAAGGTGATGAAGCCTGAGGATGGCACATCCGCACCCTACAGCATCTCTGACGTGACGGAGGAGAATACTCAGCAGGAAGCATCAACTCAGCAGGACGCTTAACAGCGGCAGCTTATGGATGAACCGACAATAAGAAGAATTCAAATGGAGGGCGCTGAAGCCTTGCTCGACAATGGCGTCAGCGTCCCTTTGAAGTCTGTTCGAATACCGTTCAAACGGGAACCGCTGACCATTCGATTGGTGATGACACGTCCCTGTCTGTCCGGACAGATCCGGATAGCCAAGACCTATCTGGA